CTTTTCTATTTGGCTCTAACTGAGGGTGCTTTGGCTCCCACTCATCTTTACCAACAAGAAAGCCATTCCACTCTTTTCTCATGTCCGTTTTTTTATAACGAAACCCAGAGCGGTCAGATATGCCGTATGCATATTTTCCAGAGGCGAACTTTGCCATTAAGAAATCCTATAAAAATTAAGATTTGGCGTTACGTTAAATGACGCCCTATCTCTATCTTCAGATAAAGCTCTCTCAAACTCTTCTTCATATACACTTTTCAACAATTGCACTCTATCTGGCGCTTTTTTCATTGATAAGTAGTAAGCTAAACCAGCCGCTAGGCATGGATAAAATCTAAACGGCACACCAACAGTGTTAACTGTAGTATCGGCATCGTCTAACCTAGTTAAACAGTCATAAACAAGAACATCTGTGCTATTCTCTGGTGCAGGCCAAATCTTTACAACTGGAGTTATTTGCCTGTCTATAAAAAACTGAGTTGGCCTTGCTTCTGTTGCCTTGTCTGGAATATTTAAATAATCATCTCTGCTAATCTTGCTCATATTAATGTCTGTGGAGCTTCGGCGAACGACCATAGACAAGACATCAATTACATCGCTATCTAATGAATAAGAAGAAGTACCCTGAACAAGCGCTTGAGTTCTTTGCTCTATTGTCCATTGATTTAATCCTCTGTTTGCCCATTCCGCAAACATAAGGTTCATAGAGCGTTTAGCTGTTTTTAGGTCATAGCCTGTTCTTAACTCCAAGCCGCAACGCTCGAAAGCTTCTTCAATGTAGTCAGATACATTTAATTCAAAATCTGTAGAGCCTGAAACTGCCATTTACTTTTTCTTTCTCTTTAGAGACTTAACGCGGCGAGGCTTGCCTGCTGGCTGACCTATGCGCTTCTTTTGTGATATTCTACTACGCTTTTCAGCGCTTGTCATTTCTGAGGCGGTTTTTGGGGTTTTAGAAGACACTCTCTTGGTGGGGCGACAATATGGAGTACCCCGTTTTTCACCTTTGCGTCTGCCACACGCCTTCCCCGTGCGGACATCCTTCCACTCTTCCTTGAACCACCGTTTGAGATTGGCACCAGCTTTTGATTTTCTAACCGCCATACTCTACCCATTACTTTCTTTTTGTTGTTCTACGAGTTCTTGTAGACGCTTTACTCTTGCTTTTATTTCCCCAATTCTTTGCTCCAACCTTGCGGCATTTGGCAATCGCTCCAGATGCATACGCTGACGGAAAGACTCTATATCTTTTTTTAACCTTTGAGTAACAAGCATCTTTTTTAGAACCTGATTTAGAAACCTGTTTAGCCATTTGCGCTCTCCCTGTAGGCATTATCTAGTTACCCACAAAACAATCATACCACCACAAAGGGCAAATAGCTGTGCAAAAACAACCATTAAAATCATCCACAAACGCTGGCTTTGTTGAGCCAAATCATCTTGCATATGTTTCAAATGATTATTTTCTATCGTATCAAGACGATTAAATATAACTTTAATATCACCTTCCATAGAGGATATAAACTTCCATTGTCTGTCTTCTGTAGATAGGTCTGCCATTAGCATCTCCAACGTCTACGAGCTTGTCTTAAACGGCTATTTGGATTTTTAGCCGCTTTGGGGAACTTCTTCATTTGACCAGCACTACGAGCACAGAATGACTTGCGGCGCTTTGCCGCCTTTGAACCTTTCTTGACCTTACCAGTTACGGCGGTCTTTAGCTTAGAACCAGGGTTTGCTCTTCGATAAGCAGCAACCCCTTTCTTTGTCATTCCCGCACCTTCTTTGGTTTTGCGGTAATTACCGCCCTTGCCAGTGGTTTTGCGGATAGGATTTTCTTTTTTACGAGCCATTAGTCCAATCCTCGTTTTTTATATAGACAAACTCCATTGACGCGGAGACATTAAAGATAACAGACCCTGTAGAAGAAAACGCCCTCATTTCCAAGTCTGTTTTTTCGGTGAATTTTATTGGAAAAGTATAAAACTGTTCGTGTGCGCCATCTGTCAGGGTAAATCTTTCCTTTATCTGAAAGACTTCTCCATACGGCCTAGCAACAAGACTAGCATTTAAAAGAGCTTTGGTGGCAGTAGATGTGCCTGTGGACAAAGCCATTTTTGTAAGGAATGCTGTATATCCTGCGGGAACCGTCCAAAGGCTCATCAGTGTTTGGTTGTCACCGTCACCATTGATGCTAAGATAAATATTAGCAGGAACTCCAGAAGTAACCGTACCTGTTCCTGCGTAAAGTGTGCCAGCGTTTGCGCCACCACTACCTGCGCTGCGAACAATGCCGCGATTTATCCGTATGTAAGATTTTGTGGTGTTAACTGCCGTTTGCCCATTCAGCGTGACAACTTCGTTTATTTCGTTGTAATCGGCGTCTAGGCCAAAAACTTCTACTGTTCTCGCACCCGTGCCTGCGGCAGTGTCATTAGCTGAACTGCTTGATATAGTCATTACTGTGGCTGATGGGGGATAAGCGTATAAACCGCCCTGTTCCCATATGGTTTCCTTGGTGGCTCCAACAACAGCGTTGTAGCCAAACTTAAACACAGTTTTATGGCCAGGGATTTGCTCCCTGGCCACTTGAAGTTCAAATGGCTCAGATGTCCCAACTTGTGTTATGGAACGAAAATTAGCCATTACAACCCCCTACGATAAGAAGATGTTAAGTTCGTTGTTTGTGCCTGTCAACGCCGCCACAAAGCATCCGTCTGTGGCAATGATGCCATCATCAGGAATGTTCATAACATGGTTGCCAATGCCGAAGCTCTGTTCAAGCAGAACATCGCCAGAAGCAGAACCATTTTTCAACGTAAAGGCACCAGCAGCAGCGGCGTATATAACAACCTGACGAATACGGGAACGTGCGGCTCCCACAACGGCGGCTGTATCGCCCTGGTCAAACTTAAAGGCTTTTACTGGACCAGCCATAATAGCCTCCTATTAGCTAAGTGCTGCGCCTATGGCTGTAACCCAGGCAGAGCCTGTATTGATAACCAAACAATATTCATTGTTGCCAGCTCCATTGTCGCTGATTACATACACAGTTCCTTCAGGAACGTCTGCATTTGCTGGAAGGTCAGCAGTTAATACAACTGGATAGATGAAAGCCGCATCAGACTTGACGGGGCCTGAGAAAGTAGAACGAGCCATTTTATACTCCTGTCGTGGCTAGTGTCAGCCGCACCATGCGACTGTCAGGGATAATTTACTATACAATAAAAAAGGGCGGCTGAAAAGCCGCCCCTTTCCGAAGAATTGTTCGCTTTATGCGCCTGGTGAACCAAACACAGCGCGTGGGTCGGAATAACCGAAGCTATAACGCTCACGAGCCTTAAAGCGCATGTTGCCTGAGTCGAAGTCAGCTTCCATGCCTGTAGACATTGGAGTACGCTCAAAGTGCTTGAAGCCGTTTGGCGCATCTGTCTTGATGAAGAACGCATCTGGGTCTGTCAGGAAGTGGTTAACAGTGTAACCCTCTGGCAACATACCCATGTTGCGAATGGCGTTCACATCATTGTCGGCTGTGCCTACACGCAATGTAGACTCAAGCAGACGGTCAGCAACAAACTGAAGCTGTGGCGGAACGATAAGCTTGGTACCGCGCAGAGCGATAATCAAGTTACGCTCGTCAACGAAAGTTGAGATGTCAATCAGAGCATTCTCAAGTGAAGTTTCGTTGAGGTCAGCAGCAGTTGAAGGCTCGTTGCGGAATGTACCGCCACCAGCTAGTGGGTGTGCCGTTGAACAAAGCTCAACACCGTCACCGCCAGTGAAGTTGCTGTCGAACGCATTGTTCAGAGTTGCAGCGGCCTTTACTTGCTTTGTGTGTGCCATTGAACGTGCTAGTGCGCGAGTGTAACGTGCACCAAGACGGTCGTACAGGTTGTCTTCCATTGCTTCTTCAGTCAACGCAAACGCCAATGAAATTGTTTCATGGGTGTAACGTGCTGTGTAAGCTTCGGAAGCGTTGTCAAATGCTACGCCTGCGCCTTCTGCTTTGGTCTGAGCATTTCCAAAACCTACCAACATTACCTCTTCTTCAAACGCACGGTCTGATGATTCAGTGTCGTAGATTTCTGCGTGCTCCGCATCGTAGCGGTCATATTCCATGCCGAACAGGGCGTTCAGGCCTGGCTCTAGTTCTTTAACTAGCTGTGCTCTTGAAATAGCCATTATCTAGTCTCCTTATGCCAAGCCAGCTGTGCCAGCAGACAGCAAGTGGTTGTTGATAATAACCATGACATTTGTATTTGCACTAGCAGTATCGCTATTCTCAGGGTCCTGAGAAATGTCGATTGCCTTCAGAGGCAATGTAGCGGTTGTTGCAATTGTGCCAACATCCAGTTCTGTACGAGACATACCTGAATTTGTGTCGCCTGTTCCTGCAACAATGTCAAAGTTACCGAATAGGTCGGTGACAGCAAATGTGTCATCAGCCTGTACTTCATAGACCACATCTGGCGCATCAATTACAAACGCTTCAATATCAGCGGCAGCAATTGAACCAGGATAGTAGTTTGAGAAGGTTTCTTTCCCTGTTGTAGGGTCAGTATAACGGCAGCCATTAAAGACACCCAGAACTGCATCTGTTTCACCAGCAGCTTTAAGCCCAATTGTTCCAGCTGTTAGACCTTCTACAAGGTCGCCCTGGAAAATTGCAGTGGCATAGTTGTTGGTAATGCGGTAGCGGTTCTGTTGTCCCATAAAAGCAGAGCCGTTCATCATGCGTGCAGGACGCAAACCAAAAGCAGCATCTTTATTTGCCATTGGGAACTCTCCTTATGAGGTTATTTTCGGCCTCTTGAGCCGAAAGTTACTTGACTTGAGCGCTGTGGAGCGAGTTTGGGCATAGCCGCATTGGACTCACGCATCCAATCTCTGTCTACAGCCTCCATTTGATTTTCTGTAACGCTACGGTAGTGTGCGTCACGTTGTTCCACAATCTCTTCAGGTATTCTGGCAAGAACCAAACCACCTACGCCGATTACGCCAGCGTTTTTACCTTCGTCAATGACAGGTGCATCGAAATCAGGATAATCTTCCGCCCGTACAAGCTCCCAACCTTCACGGCGGCGCTTATGGACGTTATTACGGTCATCATATTCCATGACTGACTCACGAATCCAACGGTGCTTAAAACCTACTGGAGCTTCAGGAGCTTCAAGTGTTGATGGTGGACGCCACGCTTCTACTCTCGCTGTTTTTTCACGGGTTTGCGAATCCCGGCTTGCGCGGTCAACCATTATGCACTCCTTGAATCTAATTTAGCGACTTCTTTTGCGTACCGCTCAAGAGGAATATTCATCTTCTTAGCGAAAGCCACTTGACCTGGTGTTAATTCCACCGTCTTTTTCCGCCCTGACTTCACAGACCGTCCAGAGGACGCAGGCGCAACTGCTTGGGCGTTCTGCCGCTGTGCCTGAAACTTGTGTGGAAACTCTTGACGCATACGCTTGTCAATTTCCGCATAATACTCATCACTTGTTGGGTCAAACCCCTCAACTCCAACAAGAATTTCATGGATAGCCTTTGCCCCGCCTGTCATAACCATGTCTTTGCCGAACCAGCTATCGTTCTTAGACATCCAAGACTTTAACTTGGGGTCTAAATCCTCTTGACGCGGAACTTGCTGGCGTTGTGGTTGTTGAACTTGCTCTTCTTGGACATTTGCCGCCTGTTCTTGGCGAGCCTTTTGAACACGAACACGTTCTTTTTCAATAGCAAGACGAGCGATAAGGTCTTGCGCCTCAACAACTTTGTCCATGTCGCCAATATCATAAGCTTCTTTTAATAGCTTTTTAGCTTGCTCATGCTGTGACTCGATACGGGCTCCATATTCATTTGTATAGCCAGTATCTAAGGCGCTCAAACGCTTTTTGTACTCTTCGTTTTGAGCGTGCATTTGCTGGGCATACTGATAAGCAGCTTCCGCCTCTTCCATTGCCTGCTTGCGCTTGGCGGTTAACTGGTTAATGCGCTTTTGCACATTCTCGCTATAATTTTCTAGCTCACCAGATTCAGCGCCCTCATTTTCAGAAGAATCTTCAGAGTCGAACATTTGTTCGGGTTGTTCCTGATTTTTTTCAGAAACTTGTTCGCCTTCTTCAACATCAAAGGTCAAGTTTTCTTCTGCTTCTGCTTCTGCGTTCATTATTTCATCCATAAGTTGCCTCCAGTATTTTTATACATACGATATATCTGCTGGGTCAAGTATAGTGGCGATAATATTATCGTCATTTATGAGTCTTACCTCAAGTCCATCCACTTTGAACCTATTTCCAGCATATCGTCCCATAAGAACCCAAGACTTCTCAGATGCCCAAGCGCCAGAGGGAAACTTGTCTTGGTCTTTGTAAGCATCTGGGCCAACTTTAACAACATAAGCAGCTACAGTGGCAAATGCCTCTCTGTCACGAGTAGCATCTGGTATATAAATGCCGCCTTTTGTTTTTGCTGGTGGGTAGTATGGAATAACAAGAAGGCGATAGCCAACAGGGTCTGGCAATCTCTCTAAAGCAGAAGCATCCATTTCTGATGGATTCTCCGTGTTCTTGTTTTCCTCTTCTTGTGGAAGAGCTTTTTGCACCGCTTTGGGTATTTCTGTCTGTGGCGCATCAGACTTCATATTAGCCGCAACCCTTTCAGGCACGAATAGTTTTTTAGCCATCTTCAATGACCCCTCTCATCGCGGCTCTTATTTCATCTTCACAGTAAGTCAGGCCGCGTATTTGACCCACTATGAAGCGGTAGTTTTCCATATTTTCTACCGCACCATTCGACAGCATAGTTGCATAGTCATCCTTTTGCTGTCGGATGTTCTTTAATAAATGTTCAGTTAATGCTATTGCGTCCATAACCCCTCCAGGCGTAACTTATTTAGTTAGTTTTTTATACTTTTCAAAGCTACGCATTCCGCCCAAGCCTAACATACCCAATAATATAGTCATTAAACTATCCATATCAAAGGCAGGGTACGAAACAGCGTCATACCCAAGATAGGCAGTAATTACATCGGCTGACGGAAATAAAATAAAGTGCGCGAATAACGCAAGGCCACAGGTCCAGCCAATAAAGGGGCGCCAGCCAGCTACAAAGATGTTTCGGTGCTTTGCCTCTTCAGCGTTAATAGCCATTTGGCCCTTTGCCAACTCTTGAGCATGTTTTTCCGCCATAGTAGCGATTTCATGCGCCAACTTGTTTTTTTGGTCTTTGTCCTCAATGAACTTACCAATTATCTCAGTGGCTGGGCCTATTAAAGCTTGTAGCATATGAATCTCCTACCCTTTTAAGTACATAGCAAATAAATATATACCAAGTAAACCTACCGTACCAACAAGAATTATGAAAGCTATTTCTACAGCTTGCTCTATCTGCTTTTTTCTTTTTTCCTTCATAGCTATCCTTTGTTTTCGTATTTGCGCTTGTATGCGTAAAACGTCTTGCCAAGCGTTTAGACCATAGTTGGCAATCAAAAAGTTTCTAAGCTCATTTTCCATCTCTTGAGCTTTTTTATGTGACATGAATGTTTGCAGCGCTTCTTCTCCAACGCTGCCGTATTTTTTCTTTTCTTCTTTGTGGGTATTTTTTACGGAGTCTATGGCGTCCATAAACTTGCCAATATCAGATGCCATAGAATAGACATCTTTGGAAAGGGAGAAACCCTTTTTAAGAGCGCTAAAGCTGGCAGTGGCTATGGCTATCGCGGTTGCGGGGTCCATTCTTTACTCCAAACAAACCCTCCAGCTATTCAATAATTTCTAAGATAGCCCCGTCCTGCATTTTAACTGTCATCTCTTTACAAGTCCATCGCTTGTTAAAGTCCTTTTGATAGCGACCCACTTTTCTTTCAATTTTACGCTTGGTGGAAAGACATTCAGAAAGGTTATCATACGGCGTAAATTCTAACCTCTCGCCTGAAATAACAAGTAATAAAACGAATGTTAACTCAGTCACCATTGCGAAGCGCCTCTAGGCGTTGTTCTAAGTTAGATATGCGCTTTTCATAAAATTCCAGAGTAAGCTTTTGTTGTTGGTCGTAAGGAGCGCGGCCCTCTTCTATTTCTGTGGCAAGCTTTTCTAGCTCTCCAGCAATATGCTCTATTAGCATAAATTGTTCGGAATCTGCTGGCAGTACGCCCATTTCACCGCGAGGCCACTTAATACGGAAATCTGTATTTTGTGTGACATCAGAATCCATCATAGTGATATTAGTCTCAATCTGGTTGAGGCGCTCAATAATGCCAAAGTACGCCCATGTAGCTACGGACGCACCAGCAATCATGCTGATAATATTCCGTAGCGGCAGGGCTACTTCAGTATTTTCACTAACTCTTGGCATTTCCTTTAAACCTATGTCTAAAGAACACAATCACGTTTATAAGGGTGTTTAGCGTGACCATGAACACCAGCCAATATTGAAGCTCTATAGGCATTTACTTTTCATGCCCTAACCAAACGGCGAAGGCGCCTGTCATGGCGCCCGTCACGGTTGCAGTTAGCGCTGTCGCTTGAGAAGTCATGGCTTCGGGGCTGAGTGCCATAAACCAGTACAACACTTCGATATACATCCAAGTCATCACGCCCATCATTCCGCGTGGCAAAAGTTTCCACGCCAGAATCCTCTCCATAGCATATGTCATTAGAACACACCTTGAAATCTCTGAGGTCTAGCTATCGGTGAGAAGCCTTTTACCAACCCACCCTTTTGAAGACCCACTGGCTTTTTTTGCGGCTTTTTTGGCTTTGGCTTTTGGGCGCTCTGATTTGATTGGTTCAGGGCTATCGCTACCGCTTGTCTCTGCGGGTACCCCTCGCTCCTCAACTTCGATATGTTTGACGATATCGTTTTCTGACTCGTACCTTTTAATAGCGGCATTTCTACGCTCCACTTTCTTGGCTTTTTCTATCTCCGCAACTTTACGGTTTAATGAACTGGCTGACATTTTAAAGTCCCTTCGTCATATTATTTAAAGCAGCAATATCCCTTTGTGTTTGAATACGCTCTTCTGCAACTCTGGTTTTTTCATCCAGAGCCTCCTTTTGAATGCTCAGACGGGCATTTGCCTCCATCTGGTCATTCAATTCCTTTTCACGCTCAAGCTGTGCCTTATCTTCAGCTTCTTTAGCCTTGCGCTGAATATCAGCCTCACGCAATGCCAATTCTTGCTGACGGATAGCTACAAGCGGGTCAGTCTGTTGTGGGGGCGTTACAGCTTGTGCGTATTGCTCTGTAAGCTCACCAACTAGCTCAGAAGCGCGAGAAGCAATATCGTCCTGAATAGCTTTCATGCCCTCTGGTGTGGCTTGAAGCGCCATAATATCTTCTGGTGTCAGGCTAGAGGTAATTTCTTCCTGCGCCATACCTTCAGCCATAAATCCAATATGTTCCTGAATATGGCCCTGAAGAGTCATAACTATAGTTGCGTTAGCCTGTGCCACAGGCGTTGCGATAATTGCGAGATGTGCCTCGATATGCGCCTGATGATTCTGTTCTGGGAAAGCCTGTAAAGACTTGCCTCGCATTGCCTCTTGATTCTCTTTAGCTGGATTCGTAGGTTGTGGTACAGGTGGTGGAGGGAGTATGGCATCAACATTTGTAACTCCTAACGCTTCGTACATTTTTCTGTACGCTTGATACAATCCACGCTCATTGCCGTGAATCTCAGGATTTGACTGAACTAACTGTAATTCAGTTTGTGCAAGCGCAATGCGCTGCGACATAGAGAAAATGTTCGGGTCTGAAACAGGCAATACATCAATGCGGTCATCAAAATCGGTTGCCTTTATTTCAGGCGGGGCACCAGGTACCGCATATGGGTACATAGGCGCCATGAAACGGGCAAATACATTTGCCAGAAGCTTGAACTCAACTTTCTGAGAATAATGCAAACGCTTATGAATAGCGGACATAACCTTTGTGCCGCGCTCCATAATAGCCATAGTGGTGCCTACAGGCGTTTCTCCGCCCATCTCACCCACCTTCATATCCGCCATAGACGCAAACCTACGCCCAGAGTCAACAAGCGTACCCAGAAGCGAATATAGCGTCTGTGAAGGCTCTTTAAACGGCAATGTCATAAGTGATTGGCGGATGTCCATACCCGCAACGTCAATATCACGGAATTCACCAGGAGATAATGGCTCATCCTCATCACGGATACGGGCGCCTCGTGCTTTGAACCCTGCTGGGAGATTGGACAGGGTGCCAGCATCAATAAGTTGCCGTAAAAGGCTAGTCGCCGCTTGGGACAAGCCGCCAATCATGTGTGTAAGCCCAAAGCCGTAAAAACCCAAACCGGGTAAAAACTTATAGTGGACAAAATAAGGAACAGGACGCCGCAATGGGTCATTCTGGTCGTAATTGCGGCGAATAGAAAGAACTTCACCATTCTTTTCACAGATTGTCACAATATATGGAAGCTTTAAGCCAGTTTCCTGACCTTGCATGTCCATATCTTCAAATCCTGGCAAATCCAAGTTTGTATGTACTTCGTATAACGTAATATCTTCACTAGACCCTGAAGGACTAATCCCCTGAACCTCGTCTATGCTCTCCTGAACCTCTGAATAATCTTCATCACCATATCCCTCTCCTGGTAAATCAATGTCGGCATAGAAACCTGAAAGCTGAAGCTTACGGATTTCATTGCGGCTCATTTTTACTATATGCGTAATTCTTGTAGCAGAGGCTAAGTCAGTGGCTGTGTAAGGCACAACCAAATCTTCAGCGTGAACGAACTTAGAAACGGCTCTCTGTAGAAGAGGGTCGAAGTAAATCTTCTTAAAGGTACTACCTATTAGCGGTAGGTAGAATAGCATCTGGTCTAACTCAGGGTCGTATTCTTCCATTTCATAGGTAATCTGGTAATTCATGTAATTCTTTACACGGTCTGCCTGCTGAAGCTTATCAGTAGTCTCGTCACCAATTACTTGAGTGCGGACAGGGCCACCAGCAGGAAGCAATTCGCGGTAAGCCTGTGCCTGAAATTGTGTAACAGACTCAGCAAGCAAAGGATGAACCACACCAGAAGCGCCCTCAAATGGTTGAGAGCGGTCTTCGTACTTCATGCCAAGCAAGTCAATGCCTGTTTTATAGGTGTCTTCCCAATCTTGGCGAGAGGCCATGTCTTCTTCAACATCACCAACCAAATCTGAGGCAATAGATGTCGCATCAGCGGAGTTCATAAAGTCAACTAAATTGGCGTCAAAAGGAATATCTACGGGTGCCTCTTCCATCATCATTTCTTCTGAA